ATCTGCCACTGCGCGGCTGCAAAAGAGAACTCAGCGAACAACAGTGCCCAGATCGTGGGGGGGGGGGGTAATTTCTACCACCTATAAACCCCTCGAAGCGGTCTATCCGACCATGACCACCGAGGCCCTCAAGGAGCTCGACGTCGGGCGCATCGCCCACCGAGACGCGGCGCTCTTTATGTGGGCCACCGACGCCCACATCCCGGACGCCCTCGAGCTCTATCGGGCGTGGGGGTTCCGGTATGTGACCGTCGCCTTTGTGTGGTCGAAGAAGACCGTCAACGGGAAGACCGTCTCGAACCTCGCGCCCTGGACGCTCAAAAACTGTGAGCTTTGCCTCATGGGGACGCGGGGGCGGATGGTTCAGTACAAGCAGAAGAACAACATCCCGCAGCTCGTGGAGGCCGTGAGAACGCGGCACAGCGAGAAGCCGGAGGAAGTCCGCCGCCGCATCGAGGAGCTATTCGGGGACGTCCCCCGGATCGAACTCTTTGCCCGGAAAAGGTTCCACGGCTGGGACTGTTGGGGAAACGAGGTGTAAATCATGGCAGCAACACGCAGCGGAAGGAAGCTCCCCTCCATCCGCACACTATGGGCGATCGCGAAGTCGCCCGAGCTCCGGCTCTCGGACGAAGACCTTCACGGAGTCGTGTACCGGGAGACCGGCAAGGAGAGCATGAAGAAGCTGACGCAGGGCGAGATCACCGACGTCGCCCGCGTCCTGCAAAACATGAAGGACAGCGCCGCCCGGAGTACCGGCGACAAACGGACGGACGAGGGCGGCAACCCCACCACCGAACGGCAGCGCCGGAAGATCTACGCACTCACCGAGGCCCTGGGGTGGAACAACGACAAGCGCCGGATCGAGGGCTTTGTGAAGCGGATGACCGGCATCGACCGGCTCGAGTGGCTGAACACGGCCCAGTGTGAGAAGGTCATCGAGGGCCTCAAGGCGATCCTTGCCAGAGAGCAGCGGAAGGGGGCCGGGCGGGATGGATAACGAGAACCAGCGGGAGCTCGATGTCCTGGCCGCGCTGGAAGGCATCCACCGGATGCAAGAGAGCATCCGGGACACGGAGCTGGACATGGTGGTGGAGACCGGGATCATCTTCCTCCGCTTGCACTATCAGCGGCTCCCGCCCGGAGTGGCCCGCCGTCTGACGGAGATCTCGCCCCGGGACGTGGCGGAGGTGTCGGAGGTCATCCGGGAGAATGGCGCGACGCCGGAGCAGCGGCGAAGCCTGGGCGACCGACTGGCGAGCGACGCAGCCGTCGCCCAGGTCATCCGGGCGGCGAATGTCTACCGGGAGCGGCTGGGCTACGGCCCGCTCGAGTCGGAGGTGGAGGCGTGAGCGGGCGGAAGGCTGGGGCGATGGGGCTTGTCGAGAGGCTCGCCGCCGCCCGGGCCGTGACCGAGCTCGTCCGCTCCCGGCGCTTCCTGGGAGAGCACACCAGCAAGGAAGACCGCGAGGAGCTGCTCAAGCTCACGGCCTCCGAGCTCACCTCGACGGCCCAGGTGCTCGCCTCCGCCGTGCATCTCCGGCAGCAGGTGGAGACGGCGGAGTTCACGCGGGCCCTCATAGAGCAGCAGAAGGCCGCGCAGCAGCCCCCAGGCGGGCCGCTTGCGTGTTAAGGGGGGAACGGTATGCCGACGAAGAAGAAACGCCTCACACAGCGCGAGAAGGCCGAGAGGGCGAAGATGAAGAAGGAGCTCCAAGCGGAAGGAGTCCTTCCGCCGGACAAGCCGCGCCTCAACCGGAAGAAGTTCGCCCGGGAAACCTGGGCCGAGTGGGAGGAGTTCCTCAAGAGAGACCCCATTCTCGCGGAGGTTCGCCTTCTTCGGGCCGTCGAGTTTATGGCGGGCCCGGAAGTGCCGAAGATCACCCCGGAGCAGATCGGCGTCTTCAAGGCCCTCAAGATCGCGATCGAGCTCGACAAGTTCTTCCGGCGTCTGGAAGCGGAGGGCCGAAAACAATACACAATCGGGGAGATTGCCGACGAAGTCTTTCTCCCCGTTTGGAAACTATAAGGAGGTAAACAACACACCATGAACGACAACATCAACACCAGACCGGCGCAGGAGCCGGAGATCAACGAAGCGGACGGGGAGCCCATCTTCCACGCCGACGAGGAGGAAGGTGAGGATCATGAGTAAGAAGATTTGTCTCGACGCCGGGCATGTCGGCAGCAAATACAACCAGAGCCCCGTCGTGAAGACCTACTACGAAAGCGCGATGGTTTGGGCGCTGCATCTCAAGCTCAAGGCCCAGCTCGAGGCCCGGGGCTTCCAGGTCGTCACCACGCGGGCGAGCATCGACACCGACCTCGGCGTCTACGAACGCGGAACGGCCTCGAAGGGGTGCGACGTCTTCATCTCTCTCCACTCCAACGCTTGCGGCACGGAGAGCGTCGACTACCCCGTCGTCTACCGGGCCTACGACAACAAGAACAACGTCGACACCCTGGCCCTCAAGCTGGCGAAGAAGGTCGGCGAGCTTATGGGAACCACCCAGGCCGGGCGGACGGCCACCCGGAAGAACAGCTCCGGCGGCGAATACTACGGCGTCCTCCGTGGTGCTCGGGCGGTCGGGACGCCCTACTACATGCTCATCGAGCACAGCTTCCACACAAACACGAAGGCGACGAAGTGGCTCTCCGAGGACGCCAACCTGGACAAGCTGGCCGTCGCCGAGGCTGACATCCTGGCGGAGTTCTTCGGGATGGAGAGCTCCACCGAAACCGAGAAGACAGCAATCATGGGCAAGGCCCAGGCCACCGCGTCGCAGATGGCCGCGTTCTGCTTGAGCAAGAACGCCTCCCCACAGCTCCCGAGCTGCACCGTGGAGGAGCTGGCCCGCATGTTCATCGAGGAGGGCGAGGCCGAGGGCGTCCGGGGCGACGTGGCCTTCGCGCAGAGCCTCCACGAAACCGGCTATTTTAAGTTCGGCGGGATCGTCCTTCCGTCTCAAAATAACTATGCCGGGATCGGAGCCCTCAATGGGAACGCCGCAGGACAGGCGGCGAGCTTCCCCGACCCGCGCACCGGCGTCCGGGCGCAGATCCAGCACCTCAAGGCGTATGCCTCCACCGAGGCCCTGGTGAACGAGTGCGTCGATCCTCGCTTCTCCCTGGTCGTCCGTGGCGTCGCGCCCTATGTGGAATGGCTGGGCGCGGCGGACAATCCCCAGGGGCGCGGGTGGGCTGTGCCCGGCGCGGGATATGGCGCGAATGTCGTGAAGCTGCTCGACCAGATCCTCGCCTACAAAGACCCGGGAGACGGATACCCGGAGGGAACGCCCGCATGGCAGAAGGAGGGCTTCGAGATCCTGGTGAAACGCGGGATCATCAACTCCCCCGACGTGTGGAAGGCTCGCTTCAATCAGCCGATCATGGTCGGCGAGATCCTGGCGATCATCGGCAGAATGTAACCGGAAAGGAGGGCGCAGGACATGGATGAGCTCGTAAAGGACTTGACACTGGACATGATTTCCGAAGGTCTCTATCGGATGATCGCCGAGGCAATCGGGACGGATAACTTCTACAAGCTGGCCGAGATCGTCGGAGGCACTACGATCTATATCCCGAAGCCCGAGAGCCTCACCCGCCCCGTCCGCGACGCCCGCATCAAGAAGGAGTTCACCGGCTACAATCACCAGGAACTCGCCCGGAAGTACGGCGTCACCGAGAGATGGGTTCGGCGCATTTGCGGCCCTGGGCAAGCGGAAGGGCAGATCGGGATCTTCGACTACCTGGAAGACCCCGGGGACGAATACGAGGACGAGGGGCCTTGTAATTCTTAGAAGCGCTTCGTATATCAAATTCCATAAAACGACCCTAAAATAAGACTACAAGCTGTGCTTGTAGTCTTATTTTTTATGCTTAGAGAAGGAGGCAAAACACACATGAACATGGAACTCATCACCAGCGCAGCGAGCGACGCTCTCGTCAACGTCGTCCTCGCGATCATCGCCCTCGCCGGGGCCTACGGGGTCTACTATATCCGGCTGGGCGCGGCCAAGCTCAAGGAGCAGACAGCGCAGATCAAGGACGAGGCGGGCCGGAAGGTGCTCGAGGACGCCCTTGACGACGTGGTCAACCTTGCGACGGTCTCCGTCGGCGCGATGGAGCAGACCACCGCGAAGGCGCTCCGCGACGCGGTCAAGAACGGCACGGCAAGCCGTGAGGAGCTGCTCGCCCTGGGCAAGCAGGTCTTTGACGAGGTGAAGGCGGCAATCGCACCCGAGGCGCAGCAGGTCATCACCGACAACCTGGGCAGCTTCGACAAGTACCTCACCGCCGTCATCGAGGACGCCGTCCTCCACATCAAGAACGAAGACCCCTATCTCACCCTGTCCGGGGAGCTGCTTGACGGCGTCACCATCGGCGGCGCGGAGGACGGGGTCTCCCAGCGGTAAGGAGGGGGACGCATGGACGGAGCAACGATTGCGATGTTCGTCTTTCAGACGGTCATCACGGCGATCATCGGCGTCGCCTCCTGGGGAGTCAAGAACGCGATCGGCGAGATGAAGTCGGCGATCACGAAGCTCGAGGCGGCGGACAAGAAGAACGCCGACGACATCGCCGCCGTTCGGTCGGAGCTCGGCGACCTCAAGGCCGACCTCCCCCTCGTCTACGTTGTTCGGGAGGACTTCATCCGGGTCTCGAACAACATTGACAGCAAACTCGACAAGCTCCTATATCGGATGCAAGCAAAGGAGGGATAAAAGACCATGGCATACTTTGACGACATGACGGAGCAGGAGATCCGGCAGAACAAGGCGATCCGGGGCTACATCGTCCGGGCCCTGGCGAAAGGGAACCAGAACTCGCTGCTCGTGCGGCAGGTGACGAACGCGCTTCTCGCCGACAACCTCATCACCGTCCCGGACATCTCGAAGCAGCTCTCTTATTTGGAGGACGGCGGCTACATCGAGTTCACGGACAGGAGGGCGACGGCCTACAACGCATACCGCCGGGACGCCGTCATCCAGCTCACGAAGGCGGGCGTCGACCTCGTGGAAGGCACGAGGGAAGACCCCGGCGTAGATGTCTAAGGGCGAACGCCGGAGGACGCGGATCAGCTCGACGATTGACAAGCTCCCGGACGACATCAAGACGGAGCTCGACGTCCGGCTCGCGGACACGGCCAACACCTACGAAGACCTCTCCGCGTGGCTCAAGGCGGAGGGCTACGAGATCAGCAAGTCGGCGATCGGGCGCTATGCGATCCGCAGCACACAGGCGGCGCAGCGCGTCGCCGAGACCTTGCAGCGGACGCAAGCGATCGCCCAGGCTGTCGAGGCCCACCCCGACCTCGACTACACGAAGGCCGCTTCGATGGTTCTCATGGACGGCCTCATGCAGCGAGTCAGCACGGCGGAAGACGACTTCGCCGAGATGCCTCTCGACAAGGCGGGGCGTCTCATCGCAAGCCTCGCCCGGAACGCAACCTATGAGAAGCGCGTCCGGCAGGACATGAAGAAGAAGGCCGAGCTTGCCTTCGACCAGCTCGAGGCCGAGCTCATGGCAGCAATCAAGCAGCACCCGGAACTCGCCGGGGAGCTGCACGACGTCCTCTCGAGGGCGAGGGAGAAGGTGCTCGACGATGGCGAAGATTGACCTCAAGGACTACCTCGAGAGACTCGAGGAGCCGGAAGACCGGGAGGCCGTCGCGAGCCGCGAGTATCAAAAGGAACTGTTTGAGCAGTACGTCCAGAAGGGGGACAACTTCCCCGAGCTCCGGGCGCAGCTCCTCAAGGAGTACCAGGACGGGGCCGATCTCACGGGCCCCCAGGGTCTACGCCGGAAGCTCGGAGCGTTCGACCTGGGCTATTTTGGCCGGGCCTACCTCCCGCACTACTTCGTCAGACCCTCGCCTCCCTTCCACGAGGAGCTCGACCGGATCTTCCGGGAGGGCGTTATGAAGGGCATGAACCCCAGCACAGACGCGAAGCAAATCAGCCGGGCCAACGGATGCCGGAGGGCAGTCGAGGCCCCGCGTGGACATGCCAAGTCGACGAACTTCACCTTCAAGGGCTCCATACACTCGGCGGTGTACGCCTACAAGCACTACGAGATCATCCTCTCGGACAGCTCGGAACAGGCGGAAGGCTTCCTCTCCGACATCAAGACCGAGCTCGAGGAGAACGCAGCGCTCCGTGAAGACTTCGGAGAGCTTGAGGGGCGCGTCTGGAAGGCGTCGGTCATCCTCCTATCGAACGGGGTGAAGATCGAGGCCCTGGGCGCTGGGAAGAAGATCCGAGGCAGACGGCACAAACAATGGAGACCCGACCTCATTCTTTGCGACGACCTTGAGAACGACGAGAACGTCAACACCCCGGAGCAGCGGAAGAAGCTCCGGGACTGGTTCTACAAGGCGGTCTCGAAGGCGGGCGACACCTACACGGACATCGTCTACATCGGGACGCTGCTCCACTATGACGCCCTCCTCGCCAACGTCGCCAAGAACCCCGAGTATGAGGCCGTCCGCTACAAGGGCGTCATCTCGTTCGCAACGAACACGGCCTTGTGGGACGCCTGGGAGCGGATCTTCACCGACCTCGAAAACCCGAAGCACAAGGAGGACGCCGAGGACTTCTTCAAGGCCAACGAGGCCGAAATGCTGGAAGGCACCGCCGTCCTCTGGGAAGAAAAGCTCCCCTACTATGCCCTCATGGTTATGAGGGTATCCGAGGGCGAGGCGAGCTTCTCGTCGGAGATCCAGAACGAACCCATAGACCCGGAGAATTGCGCGTTCGCCGAGGAGTGGTTCGACTTCTACGACGACGGGCAGCTCCCCCCGGACTTCTCCGACCCGAAGTTCCTCTTTGTGGCGGCGAATGACCCCTCCCTCGGAAAGAACCGAAAGAGCGACACCTCGGCGATCATCGGCATAGCAAAGGACACCTCGACGGGCTACATGTACGTCGTCATCGCTGACATCGCCAAGCGGAAGCCGGACAAGATTATTGAGGACGCGATCGAGGCGTCTCGTCGGCTCAAGCGTGAATACAAGAAGCCCCTCTACAAGTTCGGCGTCGAGACGGTTCAGTTCCAATATTATTTTGCCGAGATCATGCGGCAGAAGTCCGCCGAGATCGGCGAGTACCTTCCTATCGAGGAGATCAACAGCGTCCAGAACAAGGACGCCCGCATCCAGTCCTTGCAGCCCTTCGTCAAGAACGGCTACCTCAAGTTCTCGAAGCGGCACAAGGCGCTCCTTGACCAGATGCTCAAGTACCCTATGGGAAAGAATGACGACGCCCCCGACGCCCTGCAAATGGCCGTCGCCCTGGCCCTCTCGGTCAAGGTCGGGCGTCGACCGGATTACAAATCAGTTTTAGGCCGTGCGATCAAGTTCCGACGCGGGGCCTACTAAAAGGAGGTGGGACGGTTTGGCCGACCAAAGCAAAAATAAGTGGTTCCCGTGGCGGCGGCTCTTGAGGTCTACGCAGACACCGAGGCCGGAGACGCGAGAGGTCGCGGTCTCCCAGGTGACGGACAAGTACAGCGAGTACCCCTCGGACGGGCTCACCCCCGTCCGTCTGGCGGAGATCTTCAAGGAGGCCGACGCGGGAGATGTGCTCCGGCAAGCCGAGCTTTTTGAGGAGATGGAGGAGAAAGACCCGCACCTCTTTTCCCAGCTCCAAACGAGAAAGAACGCAGTCACGGGCCTCGACTACGAGGTCATCCCGTTCGACTCGGACGACCCGAGAGACAAGGAGATCGCCGAGTTCGTAGAAGCGCAGATCGGCGGGATCGAGGGGTTTGAGGATGTCATGCTCGACCTCCTGGACGCAATCGGCAAGGGCTTCGCGGTCTCTGAAATTATGTGGAGCTATGACGAAGGGCACGTCGTTGTCGGGGACATTCGCTCGCGGCATCAAAAGCGGTTCTTCTGGGACACCGTCGACGACTCCTTCAAGGTTCGGACGCAGGACGCGCCGGAAGGAATCCTTCTTCCTAAGAACAAGTTCATAGTACACAAGTACAAAGCCCGCAGCGGCCACCCTTCGCGAGCTGGCGTTCTTCGTGTGGTCTCCTGGATGGAGGCCAAGCGGAAGAAGGTCAAGAACTACGACATCCAGGTCGTCACCGCCTGGGGCCGTCTGGTCAAGCTGGACGGCTCGACCCAGATCACCAACCTCGCGGGCCTTGTGTGTGGCCTCTACGCAAAGGCAGCGGTGCAGGAGTCCATCGGCAAGACCAGGACGGAGGCGGGCTTCGGCATCCCGAAGACGAAGCTCCTCGAGCTGCTCCCCGCCGAGATGGACAACTCCATCATCGAGCTCCTGGATCTCGCGGGCTATCTGACGTTCCGGGAATACGACGGGCTCGACGACTTCTATGTCTACCATACGAAGATGATGAGCCCGGACGGGAGCGACTTCCGCTACGCCGAGGACGTCCGCGTCAAGAACAAGATCATCCGGGAGACCCGGAAGGAAGGGCTCCTCCTGCTGAACGATGACATCGACCTCGAGGACGTGCAGGGCGAGCTTGAGACCCGGGCGAAGTTCATGTTCGTCCCCTTGCAGCGGATGATCGACGCGAAGGAGATCAGCTCCGCCGAGATCACCGTCCCGGAAGGACAGGCGGAGACCATCCTCGAGGACGAGACTATGCGGGTCAAGATCCGCTATGTCTCCCGGGGCTATATCCGCGAGGTCGAGGTCGACCTCGGCAGGGCACAGCCCAGCGAATAAGGGAAGGAGGTTAAAGAGTTATGTCCCTTAAAGTAAACGGTCAGACCTATAGCTGGGGCGACGTTGACGTCAAGATCCCGGGCCTCGTCCTGGTCGTGCAGGAAATCAGCTACGACGACGAGCAGGACATGGAAGAAAGCTACGGCAAGGGCAACCGTCCCCGGGGCTATGGCAAGGGCAACTATAAAGCGTCCGGTAAAATGTCTATGCTCCGGGATGACTACGACGACGTCCTTGCCTATTGCAAGGCGAAGGGCGTCCCCTTCTATGGCCTCGAGTGGCCTTCCGTGGTCGTCTCCTACGCCAACGAAGGCGAGCGCACCCGCATCGACGAGCTGAAGAAGGTCGTCCCGATCAAGCGCAGCCACAAGGCAGCACAGGGCGACAAGTCCCTCACCGTCGACATCGACCTCATGATCGTCGGCGGCATTGTGGAGGACGGCGTCGAGCCCACGAAGTAAAAACCATCTCAAGATAATCGAGAATAGGAGGACACGAAACCATGGAAGAAATCAAGAAAGACACCGCGCAGAAGTCCCAGACGGAGGAGCTCAAGGAGAAATACGGCAAGGTCTACCGCGTCGGCGCGACGATCGAGGTCGATGACGAGACCGAGAAGAATGTCGAGTTCTTCTTCAAGCGCCCCTCCACGGCGAGCTATGACAGATATGTTAAGACCACCGCCCAGGGCGCGACGAAGGCGCTCAAGGTGTTCCTCTTTGACAACGTGGTCGAGGAGAGCCGGGTGTCTCTCGAGGCGAACCTTGAGGAGTTCCCGGCCCTGGCGCTCTCCATCGGTGAGAAGCTGCTCGGGATGCTGGGCCTCTCCAAACAGACAAATTTGAAGATGCTCTAAAAGAGCAGCTCTCGGAGGTGAGGGGGAACGTGGTGGAGTCCGGTCTCCTGGAAATCTACCGCTTCCTCCCTCCGGCTCTTTTAGAGGACTTCGACATTGAGGAGATCGGCCTCGACGAGTTCCTCCGGTACGTCGCGAAAGCGAGGTACATCCAGGAGCTCGAGGAGAGGATCGTCGCCCAGGCGATCGCGGACGTGTTCGCGTCGGATTAGCCGGGCGGCATCGGTCGCCTCTTTTAAGAGCACAAGGTCGCCTCCATCGTTTTGTTAGGAGGTGAAAGGCAAAGCATGAGTTTAGAGTCCGTGTTCCGGCTGTCCCTCATAATGAACATGATCGACAACCTCACCGGGCCTATGGCCGGAGTCACATCAAGCGTCAACGGCACCGTCTCAAAGCTGCAAAAGGCAAACGCAGCGCTCGGCAATATGGCAAAGACGGGGGCCGTCATGCAGGAGGTCGGCTCGCAGATCACGGGGGCGGTGCTGTCCCCGGTCGAGGCTACATTTGAAACCCGGAGAGCGATCGGCGAGCTCGCCTCCCTGGGCGTGAAGGATCTCGGCGTCGTGGAAGACGCCGCCCGGCAGTTCTCCGACCAATGGGCCGGAACGACGAAGGCCGACTTCATCGCGGCAGCCTACGACATCAAGAGCGGCATCGCGACGCTCTCGGACGAGGGCGTCGCGGAGTTCACCAGTCTCGCGGGCCTAACGGCAAAGGCCACAAAGTCGACGGTCGGCGAGATGACGTCATTGTTTGCCACGGGCTACGGCATCTATAAGAACTACTACGACGACATGAGCGACATCGAGTTCGGCGAGATGTTCTCGGCGGGTATCGCGAAGTCGGTGCAGCAGTTCAAGACGACGGGCTCGGAAATGGCCTCGAGCATCGAGAGCCTGGGCGCGTCGGCAACAAACGCGAACGTCCCCCTCGAGGAGCAGCTCACCATCCTCGGTATGCTGCAAGGCACCATGAGCGGCTCGGAGGCGGGCACGAAGTACGCGGCGTTCCTGGGCGCGGCAGCGAAGGGCGGCGACGCCCTGGGCTTGTCGTTCCTGGACGCCAACAACCAACTAAAGAGTATGCCGGAGATCCTCGACCAGCTCCGGGGCAAATACGGCGAGACCATCGACGCGATGGAGAAGCAGGAGATCGCCGAAGCCTTCGGAACGGACGAGGCCGTCGACCTCATCGACCTGCTCTACAACAAGTGCGGAGACCTGCAAGGGAACATCCTCACCATGTACGACGCCCTCGGCTCCGGCACCGGCGTCGCCACGGAGATGGCGAACGCAATCAACGAAACGGAGCCCGAACGGTTTGAACGGCTCACGCAGCGCATCCAGAACGTGAAGGAGTCGATCGGGAATAGCTTACTCCCGACAATCAACGATCTCATGTCGACCGGCGAGCAGGTGCTCACGAAGGTCGGCTCGTGGGTCGAGGAGAACCAGGAGCTCGTCCGGGTCATCATGCTCGTCGTCCTGGCGATCGGCGGCTTCCTCACCATAGCGGGCACGGTCATCGCCGTCGTCTCCGGCGTGGGCTTGATTATCACGAAGGTAATCTCCGGGTTCAAGCTCCTCAAGGCCGGGTTCCTATTAGCGAAGGGAGCGCTCACGCCGCTCATATCGAGCGTGTGGAGCTTTACAGCGGCACTCCTGGCGAACCCTGTCACCTGGATCGTGATCGGCATCGTGGCCCTCATCGCGGCCCTGGTGCTGCTCTACAACAAGTGCGAGTGGTTCCGAAACGCGGTCAACGCAATCATCGACTTTTTCAAGGAGAAGCTCGGCGCAGCTCTTGAGGTCGCGTCGGCGATCTTCTCCGGCATCGGCAACGTCATCGGCTCCGTCATGAACGCAGCGAAGGCGACGGTCTCCCAGAACCTCGACAACATGCGATCCGCATACGAGGCGCACGGCGGGGGAATCCGTGGTGCAGCAGCGGCAGCGGTCGAGGGCGTCAAGGGCATCTATACGGCGGGCTTTACCTTCCTGGATAATCTCACCGGCGGGCGGCTCTCGGCGATCCGTGACAAGTTTGTCGGCTTCGTGACGAACATAGCCTCGGGCGTGTCCGAACGGTTCACAGCCGTCAAGACGGCGTTCTCGAATGGAATCACCGCGATCAAGAACACGGTCACGGGAGCCGTGACGTGGTTCTTTGAGTCGGGCAAGCGCGTCGTCACCACATTCGCGAACGGTATCAAATCGGCGTTCACGGGCGCGGTCGACGCGGTAAAGGGCGGCTTGCAGCGCATCCGAAATATGCTCCCCTTCTCCGACGCGAAAGAAGGCCCTCTCTCGACGCTGACCCTCTCGGGACAACGCACGATGACAACCTACGCCCACGGCCTCGAGCTGGCGCAGGATGCACCCGCCCAGGCAATCGAGAAGGGGCTCGACGGCGCGAAGGCTACGCTCGAACGCGAGCCTGTCCAGAAGGTCGACCTCACAAGCGGAGGCGGCAAGAAGGAAGGCTCCGAGAGCGGAGGCTCCGGCGAGGGCAGCTCCGGCAAGCAAGTCATCATTCAAAAGCTGCTCATCCCGGTCGACCTCAAGAAGATCAAAGACCTCGAGCAGCTCCTCGCGATGCTCAAGGAGGTCGAGGACTACGCCGAGGCCAACGGCAGCGAGGAACCCGCAGACGATCAAGACGCCGAACCCGCACCGGCATAACAAGGAGGGAGAGACGACAATGATTTACACCGAAGACCAGATCGTCAAGGTGAACGGGGTCGTCCTCCCTGGCCTTGTTAAGAGTATCGAGGTCAAGGAGTCGGCCCAGATCGACGAGCAAGAGGTCGAGGGCAGCGCCACAAAGCCCAAACAGGCGACGGGCTACGAGGACGCGAAGGTCAATATCGAACTCATTCTCGACGACACACCAACGCAAACGAAGTACCAGCGGCTCGAGACGCTTCGGGCGATCTTCCGAACGCCCGGCCAGTCAGTCCCGAAGCCGCTCTCTATTGTCAGCGAAGACACGGCAGCGCACGGCGTCGACAAGGTTCTATTCAAGGGGCTCACTCACAAAATGGAGAACAAGAAGGAGCAGCTCACCGTCTCCCTTGAGTTCTGGGAGTACGTCCCGCAGACCATACAGACGACGAGCAGCTCGTCGGGATCTTCGTCCGGCGGCGGCTCCTCTGGCGGGAGCTCCGGCGGAACCCAGCAGCAAACGACCTTGTCTTCTGACTATCAAAAATACTTGCAGACGAGCCGAGGGAAGTCCCCAGCCGTCGACGATGCAAGCACGGCGGCAGCTCTCGACAAGGTCTCACAGATGCCATACTAACCCGAGAGGAGGAACAGGATGGAAACGCTCGAATTATTCTACCCTCAAATCGCGGCCCGCGCTGGCCCCTATACCTTCGACAAGGGCGTAGAGATCGAGGTCTACTCCTCGAAGTCTTCTTATTTTGATTGGGCGAAGATCCGCTTCACGGAGCAGTTTCAACCGAAGATCTCACTCGCCCGGAAAGACCCGGCAGCGATTGAGCTCGGGTATAACAATGTCTTTGAGGAGGTCTTCACCGGCTACGTCTCCAAGCCGTACAACGGAGGAGGCTTCACCGACGAAGTGACTCTCAAGGACGAGATGCTTCTCCTCGAGGAGACGCAGATCAACAACACATTCCTCGACACAACTCCGCAGGAGATGATCGCCTACTTTCTCGGGAAGGCCGGGCTCTCGAAGATGAAGCTCTCCTCCAAGGGATACCCGGAACGGAAACGGCTTCCCATTCGGCAGATGAACGTCATCGAGGCGATCAATGCCGTACATGCAGCATGGAACATCAAACAGCCGTTTTTCTTCTCTGGGGGCGTGTTCTATTGGGGAGAGAAGCCGGAGCAGGACAAGACCTACATCTTCGAGTATGGCGTCAACATCATCGCCCTCACCAGGAGCGGCGGCTCGTGGGAGCTCGAGACGGTCTCGGCCCCCTTTGTCCGACACTCCCACAAAATCAGTGTGAAGCACCCTAAAGTGAGCGGAGAGTTCGAGGTCTCGAAGGTCGTCTCGTCTACCAGCGAGAACGGCTTCATCCGCACGAAGATTTATTTCTAAGAAAGGAGGGGCGGGAAATGCTTGAGCAGATGATGAGGGCGGTCGCGAGGAAGATCATCGCGCAGGAGTACCCCCACGCAAAGAGCCCCGCCGTGGTCTACGCCACCGTCAGCAAGGCGACGCAGCTCGGCGAGACGTTCGATCTCGAGGATCTTGTCATTCATAACGACGAGACCGGGAGCAGCTTCAAGGGCCACATAACGGCGCATTGGAACGAATACACCCTCACCGTCGTCGATCGCTGGGGGAACGAGGACGAGAGCTTCCCTCCTCTCCCTGGCGTCAGATCCAAAGGACAATATAAGGCCGGGGCCTTCGTGGCCGTTGCGATGGCATACGGGGACAGCCCGGCGATCATTGGGGAGGTGCAGCTATGACAGGGTTACACGACACCGACATCCGACTCAATGATGAATGGGCCCTCACGCAAGCGGCAGACGGAGACGCGCCCCTCTGTTCGGGGCTTGAATGTCTCTATCAGAACATCATCCTCGAAGCGCTCACACAGCCCGGGGATCTCTTTTATGACGCTTCGTTCGGCTGGGGGCTATACGACTTCATTCAATCCGAAGACGACGATCTTGTGCGGCTTGAAATCGCGCAGCGGGCGCGGCTGGGCCTTCAAAAGCGGGAGGTCATCGTGCCCGAGAGCATAGAGATCGACGTCGGATTTTCGGACGACACCTTCCGGCTCCGCTGCTCCTTCCAGTTTGCGGACGAGGAGGAGCCCCGGGAGCTCAATGTCGTCATTAGTGCGGTCGGCGTGGAGGTGATAACAACATGATCGACAAAGCAATACTCGACGAAGTTCTCCCGGTTCCCGAGCTTGAAACGCTCAAAGAGGAGAAGATCGCCGAGCTGAAAGAAGAAGGCTTCGCAATCACGAACTTCCATTCGGGCGGCGTCTTCTATACGCTGCTCTTGATAGTCCTCCGCATTAAGATCGAGTTCACGGAGTTACTACGGGCCATTCTGAACAATATGACCCTCACACACTCCACCGGCGCATGGCTCGACATTAAGGCGGCAGACTACGGGAAGAAGCGCAAGAAGGCCCAGAAGGCGCAGGGCCTCGTCACACTATCCAGGACGAACGACCAGGGCGAGGCCGTGAAGATCGAGAAGGGCCACATCTTCAAGACGCAAAAGGACATCAACGGAGAGGAGCTTCGCTTCTTTGCCATAGAGGCGGCGGTTCTGCAAAAAGGGAGCCGGTCGGTGGATGTCCTGGTAGAAGCGGAGAAAGAGGGCTCTCGGTACAATGTGCCGGAAGGACAGATCACCCGGAGCCTCACGTTCCTCAATGGGATCGACGGCATCTCAAACGGCGAGGACTGGATCGTCCGGGAAGGAAGCGACACCGAGGACGACGAGGGACTCCGAACGCGGGCGCTCCGATCCTGGTCGGAGCTCGCGGCCCGGTCTATTGAGGACACATTCATCAATGCAGCGGAGGCCGTCCAGGGCGTCCTATTTGCACAGGCTGACTGTGACCACCCGAGAGGGCAAGGGACGGTCGACGTGATTGTAACAGGGACGGCGGGAGAAGCGACGGAAGGACTTCTCGACGAAGTTCGGGATGCCGTTGACAAGATTGCCGGGCCATACGATAATGTTCTTGTGAAGTCTTCTACAACGGTTTCCCAGGACATCGAGGTCACGGTCTCGACCTCTGACGTGTCGGAGGACGAGGACATCAAGAACAGGATCTCCGCGATCCTTGCCGAGCTGCTCGCCGTCCGAAAGGGCCGGAGGTTCAACGAGCTCCGGCGCTCCGACATCAACTTCGCAATCCGCAGCAACTACAGCGCCGCCACGAACGCGGAGATCATCACCCCCGCCGAGGACGTGGTGCTCGAGAAGGACAAGGTCATCACTCTCGGCTCCGTCTCTGTGACAGTGAGAAGGGAGTGATCGGATGAAACGGTTCGACACCTTCGGCGCGTATATGTTCGACCTTCTCTTTGCCCCGTTGAAACGAGGGAAGCGGGCGGCGAATCAGTTCTTCATCTTCTTCAAGGTCATCGGACGCATTTTCGACGGCATGAAGAAGGACGCCTTCCGGCTTCGGGATGAGCTCAATGTCGCGACCGCGAGCCCGGTCATGCTTCCGGTACACGGACAGGATCGGGACATGCCGAGGCTTGAGGGCGAGAGCATTGAAAACTATCGGGCCCGCCTATCCATGAAGGGGATCATCTCTGAATGGGGCGGAACAAAGAGCGGCATCCTCTATGCGTTGACCTCTCTCGGATACGAGCAGAGCACGATCGAGCCGTTCTCCTATCAAGACCCCGAGAGGTGGGCCGAGTTCATCGTATTCCTCAAGGGCTCGAAGCAAAGCGGCGTCAACAACCTCGCAGTCATTGACGCCGAGGTTCGGAAGGTCAAGGAAGGCAGCTCAAAACCTGCATACGGAGCGGAGTCCGGGGGAGGCATTGAGATCCACTCGAAGACCTTTTCCGGCTTCTCGAGGTATCCACGTTGCGGGGAAATTGTTTGCGGCGTCTGGCCCCGGGTGGTCAGTGTCGGGCACCTTCTGGCGTCCGAAGTTCACGCGAGCAGCTCTCCGGGCTCCGGCGAGGTCGAGTTCCCGAAGGTGGGAACGATCGCGGCCTCTGAAAAGTTCTATCAACCGTGCGCCTTTGTTATGTATGAGGGCCTCTCCTCTAATATGGAGGTGGGCTCGAAGGCAAGCACCGGCGCGAAGATCTACCCCGTTTGTTCTCCGGTGCTTCGCTGCTCCGGGGTGACATTTATGACGGAAGGAGGAGAAAACCATGCCGAAGACAATCACATCGGTCGGGATTGAGAAAATCGGGCGGCGCTTCGCCGACTCGATTGACCACGCGGCCTATACGCTGAACGGAGCGCCGAAGACGGTCGAGCCGTTCCGCAAGCTCGTCACGGCGGACACCGTGAAGATCTATATCTATTTCGACGACACCGTCACCGGAAACGTGGCGAACGTGCAGCTCGTAGACACGGACGGAGACATCGTCGCACAGTCCGACCGGGAGTTCGAGAAACCGCCGAGCAAGGGTCTTTATGTGGCCTTCAAATACACCATCATCGAAAAAGAAACGGAGGTACAGATCGAAAGTGAATAGCTATCAAAAAATCGGATGGCTCGACCACGTCGAAGATGTCGAGACGGGCGAGGTCATCCAGGAAGGAACGCCGGTTAGTCAGACGAACATGAACCACATGGACGACGGCATCTTCGAGAACCGCGAAGCCGTCATTCTCCACGAGGCCCAGATCGCCGACGCGCAGAAAGAGATCAAAGTGCTGAAAGACGCCACCCTCAACAACATGACGAACAACGTCTTTCTCATCAATTTTGACTCCGTGGACTCCGTCGCGATCACCTCCGGCATCTATGACCCCGTGGCGAGAAAGCTCTATGTATAGGGTCGCTTGCACCCTCAAAGAAACAAGCTGCATACTCGGGAACTTTTTCGGCGAGCTTTGCCCGGTATGTGAAAGGTGTCGAGAACTCTCGGACAACGAGCTCGTCCTTATGACCGCGAGCGGTCTCACTCTCGAAGGGAAGGACGTCCTTGTTATTGAGGGACACAGCTCCATCACAGGGGAGCCCGCAAAGGTAAAGCTCACCGACTACGGCTTCGAGTTCTTCGGGGACATCACCGAGATCGCCCGCATTAGAAATGCGAGGTGCTGCTACATTGGAACCGTCAATACTTCAAAAGAAGGCTGAAATCCTACTCGAACGGGATGTCTACCCCTTGCTCAAGAACTTCCCCCAGGCCGAAAAGTTTAGTTTGTCGCAGGAGATCAAGCAATCATGCTTCCGGCTGATCCGCGCGGCGGTCATGGCGAACAACCTCACCGTCGTCAAGAAGCGGCTCGAATGGCTGGACGAGGCGGACGCCGAGAAGACGCTCCTCCTCGTGCTGTTTGGAGTCGCCCGGACGCAGAAGTACATCACCGAGAAGAAAGTCCACGAGCTGCAAACGAAACTCAACGAGCTGGGGCGCATTATTGGAGGCTTGCAAAAGCACTTCATCAACAACCGATAAAAAAGTAAACCGCACCTACTTAGGGTTATCTCTGTATGGCGTCGAACCGCGCGAACCGTGGGTACAATTCGGCCCGCAACTGGAATTGGAACGACTCGTCCAATCGGAACGCGAACCTCGGTTTCCGCCCCGCCTTGTAGGTTATTACGTCATTCGCGGCTACGGCTTCGAGTGCGTGTCCTTGTTATACTTCAAGGGAGAGGTAATCCTTCGCCTTGTCTCTGACGGCGTAAAAACAGTGACGAACCTCCGGCCCGCCCTCTCGTATTGGGAGGCCGGGGCAAGTCTACAATGTGGGTATAAACCCGCGTCATAGGTGCCAAGCCGTTTCTGAAAAGGAAAGGATGCCACGATGACGAAATTCCCCTTATTTATTAAAACCGCGCAGAACATTAAACACCCGCCGATCCCACCGATCATGCCGCTTGCCACCTATGAGGAGGCGGTCGGCTACGAGAGGATAAAGGTCGGCTACAAGCAAGCCCTAAGAGGGCAAAGAAAGTACACCCGGGAGGCCGTCAAGTACGATCTTTTCCGGGAGAAGAACAACGTCGACCTCTGGCGCGAGCTCAAGAGCTCAAAGTACACGCCGGGCCCGTATCACTTCACCGTCATCACGGAGCCAAAGCGGAGAGACCTCTCCATCCCGAAGCTCCGCGACAAGGTGGTGCAGCTCGTCATCCACGAGGAGCTGCAAAACATGTTCCGGCCCGTGTTCATCAATGGCTCGTTTGCTTGCCAGTACGGGAGGGGCCCGATCCGCGCCGCCTTCAAAGTGCAGCACGACATGAGGGTCGCCCGTATGAAATGGGGCGACGACGTGGCCGTCATCAAGATCGACGCCCGGAAGTTCTTCTATTCCATCGACCGCGACCTGCTCAAGAAAATCCTTGCGAAGCGGTTCAAGAAGCTCAAGAAGAAGCACCCCGACATGTACGGGGATCTCCTTCGGTTTTACCGGCTTCTTTGCAAAGTGATTGACAGCTCACCGGAGGGCGAGAGAGGCATCCCGCTCGGGAATGTCAGCTCCCAGGACTTCGCGAACATCTACCTCAACGAGCTCGATCAATTTTGCGTCCGCTTCCTCGGCGCGAAGCTCTACACCCGGTACATGGACGACATTGTCATTATTGCACCGAGCAAGGAGATCGCCCGGGAGTGGCTGGCGAAGATCAAGGAGTTCCTCCGCGCGAGGTTACACCTTGACACCAACAAAAAGACAAAGGTTTTCTATATGCGGCAGGGCGTGAACGCCTACGGCTTCAAAATCAAGGCCACCCATTTAATGATCCGCACCGAGTCCAAGCGACGGGAGAAGCGGCGTATTAAAGCGATGGTTCGGAAGTTGAGGGAAGGCAAGATCACGCGGGCGGCGGTCGTCCAGGCGGTCAACTCGTGGCTCGGGTTCGCTCGGTGGGCCAGCGCCTACAACCTCGCGAAGAAGATATTCGCGCCCTACCGCTTCATTAAAACGGAAGGAGCGATCCCTTATGGCGCAATATCTCGGAACCGTCAAGCTCGGCGGCTTCTACAACAACGGCGCAATCCTCAAGCGGCCCACAAGGCCGTGGCGTAATGATACGACACCGTCCGGCGCGTCTGCTGCTGGCGACATCCCCTCGATGTCCGGCAGCATGGCGAACTATACCTTCGGGGACACCCCCAGCGCAGACGCGAACAAGCTCCAATGGGTCAAGATCAAGGACGGAGACAAGACCCTTCTCATTTGCGACCGCGTCATCCTGGTCAATGTCTCGTGGGACGATTTGAACGGGCAGGGCTACGTCACCGGCAAGACCGTCACCATCGACGGGGCAAAATACAAGTGCCGTCTTCTCACCGGCGGCAGCAATCGAAGGAATGGGGACTCCTACGCGGGAGGAACCCCGACCAACAACGAGTGGGACAGGTTCATCACCCGCGAGGAGGTCATCTCCGGCCTCCCTGCTCCGGTTTCCTCTGACCTGGACAGCAGCACCAACTCGACCGACCTCAACAGTGCCCATAACAAGTTTTGGAACTGGTTCTATGTGTACTCCTGGTGTCAAGAGACCTACGCGGAGGGGGCGTCGTACCGCGCGCGCCGTGGGTACTATTCGGCCCGCTACTGGAATTGGTACGACTCGTCCCGTCGGTACGCGCTCCTCGGTTTCCGCCCCGTCCTTGAAATTCTGAACACTGACCCCCTGATCTCTGACAGTGACCGCAATCTCGGAGATAAGAACCAGAACTTCACGATCGAGTACACGGTCGACGACGCCGACTCCGGCGACGTCCTCGCGGCGACGGAGTCGATTGATGGGCGAACGACGAAGGCGTTCGCCCCGCCGCGAAAAAGACAAAAAAC